ATATATATTCCTTACCTTAATATATTAATATCATTACATTAATATAAATCCACTAATTTTTTTACTGCTAAAAAATAATACACTATTTTATCAATATTATGTTGACTATCTGTATACAATAAATTAGTGTTGTATTAACTAAACAACTAAAGGACATATTATGGAAAAGATACATATTTCTAAAATGACTGGGAAGCTTGACGGATTTCAAGCTATCTCAACAAATACAATGACTAATGAATATTGTATTAAACAAAATGCTAAGAATGATAATAATAATATTTGCAAGCATTGTTATAGTCATACCATGCTAAGAAGCTATAGAAAGAATATGCAACCAAGCTTGCAACGTAACAGTGATTTATTAAGTGACAGAATATTAAACACTGAAGAATTGCCAACAGTATTAAATGCATTCTTTAGATTTAATGCACATGGGGAGCTAATCAACGAAACTCATTTAATAAACCTTGTTAACATTGCTTTACACAATCCACATTGTAACTTTGCATTATGGACAAAGAGAAATGATATCATAGCTAAGTATTTTAAAAGTAATGATAAACCTAAAAATTTCATACTGGTTTATAGCAACCCAAAAATATCAAACATAATGGAAAAGCTTCCTAAACATTTCGATAAAACTTTTAATAATGTTTTGGAGAATGAACACATTGAAAAACAAAACTGCACTGGTCAACAGTGTAAGACTTGCTTACTTTGTTATCAACATAACGGAGTTACAACAATCGTTGAAAAAGTTAAGAAATATTAACAACAACAAAAGAAAGGTTTTAAAATGTCTAAAACACTTAAAAACAATTTAAAAGTTGCATTTTCAAAAGAAGAAAATCAACGATCATTAATTACTTTGTTTGAGAAAACATTAACTAGAAAAGAAATATTTCAAGAAGTAAGAAAAGCTAAGAGAGAATTACATAAATGCTTTGAAAGCAGTAACTCATATAAAAAAGATCAAGCGATTAATAATTGCTATCTTATTTTACATAACATTTTGAGAAAGGGTGCTTAAAATGAACAGAAAATATTTAAATATGCATATCGATGAAGCAACACCCAAAAAGCTTTCTAGAAAAGATAAATTAATATTATCCATAGAATGCTTAGGAATAATTGTTTTATCTATTTGTTTAATAACTTTGCTTTCATTTAGTGATATCATAGAAAGCTATTTATTAAGCATATAGAGCTAAAGAATGTTTAAGGCAGTTTATAACCTAAATTGCCTTTACATAGCCTAAAACGGCTTTAAATCGTCATTAATTATTAGAGGAGTATAAAAAATGATGGCTAAAAAATTATGGAGCACAAAACAAGCAGTAAAAAGCTATGAAAGTTTTGTAAAAGAGAAAGAGGATCAAGTTTTATATCTTTGTAGATGGAACGGAAACGAAATAGTTGAAGTCCATACAAAAGAAACTTTATTTGAGAATTATAAAGATACAAATCTATATGATAAAGAATACAAGCTATATAATCTTGGATTATTTACCAACACTTATTTTGAGTTATATCTTCAAGATTATTTAACTAGCTCAACTCATGAAGATTTTTTAAATCACGATTTTACACTAGACAACTTCACAATAAGGAGAATTCAATAATGAATAATAATTATTACACTGATCCAAAAGTTACACATCCCCATGTTAAAATAGATGTTTCTGTTCCAAAAGGATGGGTTTCTCAGAGTTACACACATGACATAAGTCCAAGCTTTTCACACAAAGGCCTACAAATCTTTGTTACTGATGAGAAAAACAGAGCAATGGAAAGTCTAAGGCACAAGTATGCAGTTCATTATCTTGATACAGATGAGAAAGGGTTTGATATGCTATTGAGCACAAACAATTGGGATGAAGTCTTAAATTTTGTCAACAACCATGAGGAGCAATAATGATTAATCATCTTGATCTTTGTAGTGGTATTGGTGGCTTTGCCTTGGGATTTGAATGGGCAAAGCTATCAAGGCCAATAGCATTTTTTGACACTGAAAAATTTTGTCAAAAAGTATTAGAGAAAAATTTTCCAAATGTACCGATTTATAGTGATGTAAAGGAGTTAGCTAATGATCCAAATAAATTTATTCAAAAACCAGTCGGAATCCTTAGTGGAGGATACCCATGTCAACCATTTAGCACCAGTGGTAAAAGGAAAGGAGAAGAAGATCCTAGACACATCTTTCCGTACATCCATGAAATTGTTAAACAAATTAGACCCTCTTATTGTGTTTTCGAAAACGTTTATGGGCACATCTCCTTGGGACTTGACGAGGTATTGCTTAGAATGGAGGATATTAACTACCATACGAGGGCGTTTGTTATTTCGGCTGCATCTGTCGGAGCAAGGCACAAAAGAGACAGAGTTTTCATCATCTGCAAAAACTTGGGCAACTCCTACTACGATGGACTCACTGCCACCACGATCAGAGGAGGCAACCAGGAAGCTTCAACAAGGCCACAGAAAGGGAAGGAAACGTCCAAGCAATTTGAGGGAGCAAGTAGATCCCAAAACAATGTTAATGTACCCAACACCGACAACCAAGGGATATGGCCATGCATCAATGGGACAGACAATGAAGTTCAGAAAGCTTGTAGAGAAAGGACACATGACAGAGAAAGAGGCACAAGCAATGATGAACGGAGTAACATTGAGGCCACCAAGGATGGAGGAATGGAAGTTTCCAACACCGACACATGGTCTTCAGAAACACTCATACAATGGCAACAATCAGTATTACGAGAAACGATTGAGAGATGGAAGACAAGTCGATCTGACAATGAAGATGTATCAGACAGAGGGAGATGCGAGGCTCAATGCAGATTGGACGGAGTGGCTAATGGGATATCCTATTGGATGGACGAACCTAGAGGAGTCCCAAGAATCACCATTGATCAACAAGACAGAGTCAACAGACTCAAAGGTTTAGGAAATGCCATAGTCCCTCACCATGCATATCATATTGGACTAGCAATAAAAGAAGATGTGATGGGAGAAATAAAATAAACTTACAATGTAGTATTAGACTAATATATATTAGTCTAATATTACTGTATTGATCTTATTTTTTTTATTTATTTAGTTTAGTATTATGTTTTGTTAAACTTTGTATATTGAATAATATATATTAGATAATATAAAAAGATTTTATAAAAAAAAATTTTTCTGTCAAATAAAAAAAAAGGAGAGCTAAAAAAAACTCTCCTTAATTTTACTAAACAACGAAAAAGTATCCGAATAAGACACTGTGACAAGTTAATATTTAATATATATTAATTTGAAATTTATTCAAAGTTTTTTTTCAATATTTTGGAAATAAGTTATGGCATAACCAACTTTATCTACCAAACTATCTTCATGATTTGGATCAAAGGTTAGCCTTACAGTTTTTACCCAGTCCATCATCAAGGCAACGTCTTTACCTTGTATACATCCTTCTCTTTCTATAGCTTGTTTGGCAATAACATCCCAACCAATAGCAATGAGATCATGGTTTTTCTTTATGTCTCCATAGTTCTTGCCTCGATCATTGATTATACTCAAAGCTTTGTTGGTTAGCTTTTCTCCGATTTTCACAATAGATCCTCATAAATTCTCTTGCTTACATAACTATGTACAAAATTTTCTATCTTTACATTGCCTCTTTCTACTTGAGAAAGTTCTCGATAGTAAACCCAATATGCATTCAATGTAAGTCTGGCCATCTTTGGATTCTTATTATGCATCATGTTTACACTAGGATGATTAATCAATGCATCAGTAAATCTCTCTTGAGTCTTATACATTTTGGTAAATCTTCTAATAATTTTATGGTCATTAGACGGCATCTCTTTTTTCCCTCACGATGTAACACCATGTTTCAAAGTCAACTTCACATAACAAATCTTTAGAAGAGAAATTCCTGGTCATTGAATTTATCCTTAAAACACATTTAATAGGATGATTATTAAACTTATAAATTAATACTGGTTCTTTATCTTTGCAATTAGAAACACACTGTTCCCACCAATCTTTTCTATAAGTTGTTCCAGACTTGTAAGCTTTGCATTCGATACTCCAACCAGGTATCTCTATATCAGATCCACCAACTTGATATTGATCCAAGTTTCTTTTGGCATCGTAGCCTAAATTTTCTTTAATCATAGAGGCACACTTTCTCTCGAAAGCAGCGCCTTTATCTCGACTGTTCGGCACGAATTCTCTCTTGATATTCTTTCATAAAATCATTTGCTTTTACTTGACCGAGGGTGGCAATTTCAATGTTATTCATAGCATGAGGGCTAGGAAATCTTTCTCCACTAAGTATCTTACATATACTTGACCGAGCTAAATTACACTTATTAGCAAATTTATTTTGTGTGATTTTATTTATTTTTAAATAGTCTTTTAATAGCATAAAAAGAATATATGTTAGTGTTGACATATAGTCAAGTTTCGTTTAAAAATATTATGAGGAGTAAGAATTTTATGAAGACAATACCAGATTATCGTAAGTTTTTTGGCAGTTTTTGGGACAGTGCAAGCAGCGGAAACCTTCCAAAAGATCAATGGGCATTAAAGATTTATCTACAAAAAGAACACAACATGAGGTTTCCAAATGCTTCAAGAATGTGGGCGGGAACTGTTGTCCAGAAAGGATCAGATTACTTTTTGGGTGTTCCAGATTATTCATCTATAGATGGTCCACAAGAAGGAGTAGATATTAACCAGGCAGTACGTCATGCTATCTCAGAGTACAATGAATACACACCAAGAAATTTTGATGATGGAAAAGACAAAGAAGAGTTTGAGGCCTTTAGAGAACACCTTCCAGATTTAATTAAGACCGCAACCGAGGGTGTAAAAGAATACTTTTCTGACGTAAATCAGATCGAGGGTGAGTATCAAATACTTTACGATGAACCTAAAATAGATGTACCTATCATGCTCTATCAAGATTATAGTGGTGGCGGTAAGCAAATAGATTTGAAATGTCATTTACCTTTACGAAACCCACCAAAAAAAGATGGCACAAGAACCTGGCGGGTGCCAAAAGCTTACACAGAACCAAGGGCAAATTGGATCAAACAACAAGCAGTTTACTGGAAGGCAACAAAACAAAAGCCTGCGTTATTATCGGTTACATCTAATGATTATAACATCATTAGTGAAAAGAATTGTGAGCTATTATCCGAAGACAATTTGGAGATTGCTTACAATCAAGTGGTAAAGTCTTGGGAAGTATCTCAGAATTTACTGAAAGCAAGTAGAGAATCATGGAAAAATTTAGCAAGTCTCATACAACCAGACATGGATGAAATTGCTAGATTGCATGGTCCTCAAATTGTTAAAATAGCTAAACAACTATGGGAGTATTAAATGACAGAAGTATATAAGTTACATCGTAAAGATGCAGATGAAACAAGTATTGAGGCTGCAAAGAAACTTAAAGTAAATAACATGGAAAAGATTGTCTTTGATGTTATAGATTCTTTTGGAACAACTGGCTGTATACAAGATCACGTTTTAGATAAGTTACAAGGCCATGCCTATTCCACTGTTACTGCACGTTTTAAGGCCTTAGAAGACAAGAAAATGATTGTTAGGTGCGAAACTAAACTAAAAGGTAAAAGTGGTCGCAGTCAAAGAATAATGATGTCTAAAAGATTTTACGATCTCGATGACACTTTAACAGAAGAAGAGATGCAACAAGGTATATTGGGAGTATAGTATGGATAAATTACAAGAATTAACACAAGCAAAAGATATGTTAGAAATTAAACTAGCAAAACTTGAACAGCAGATATTAGAGTTGCAAGCAGATAAAAGAAATCTGCAACAACAGGTATCATTATTACAATTAGTAAGAGGAGAACTAAGTGGTTGATTTAAGTAAAACTATGGATGCAGTTGCAGAGCTGCACAAAAGTCATGGTGTAAGACAAAAAGGTAACAAACTTTACACACAAGTTGTGCATAGGATGGAAGCATTTAGACGTATGCATGGCACAGACTTTGGCGTTAACACCGAGATACTCGTTAATGATGGTAAGCGTGTTGTCATCAAGGCTGTTATTACAGACAAAGATAGCCGTATAATAGGCTCTGGTTTGGCTGAGGAAATACGAGGCCAAGGTGTTGTCAATACTACATCTGCGTTGGAAAATGCCGAGACATCTGCTATAGGTAGAGCATTGGCGAGTTTAGGATTAGCTGGAGGAGAGTATGCTAGTGCTAATGAAATGGAAGCAGTTGACCGCAAGAAAAAAAACTTAGAGAATCCTCAAGATAAAGAGGAAAAGCCTGGGGTGGGTGATAATTCTTACTCCTCAAACAATAAAGAAAATCATCCACCTCAACCAACATGGGAGCAGCTCAAGCCTAAAATTGAAAAAAATATAAGTCAAATTAGTAACAAAATGTATCAACTGGAAATAAGAAAAGAATCCAGGCTAAATGATTTGAGGGGAGAGTATGCGAAAATGAAAAAACAATATGGCTCACAAGAATTTTGGCAAGATATTCATGCCATGTTTAAAAAAGCTCAAGATAATTTATCACAATAAAGAAAGGAAAAGTAATGAATCAATACGAAACAGTCACTAATATTAAAATTTTTAAAAACGATGGTGTCAAAATAGGTGGTAATAATGAATGGTATCCATACCAAAAACTACCTGGAGAAGAGAAAGCAAAGAGAAGAGACATTCTTCTAAAAGCAGATCAAAAATATTATATTTCCATGTTTGACAATGGTGATGGTAGCTATAATGTAAAGATACAAACTATTAAAAATGACAGAGCGGGTAAAACTTTTGATCCAATTTCTGATGACATTTCGCAACCTGCCATGAGAAAAGTTGGGGAAGTGTTACAAGATAAGTATGCACCAATAGATGATGGCCAACAAAATAATAATAAAAAAGATGATCTTGATGACGAAATACCTTTTTAGGAATTTTTCATATGAATAAGAGCGGTATAGATTTAAGTAATTGTTATGTTTGTGGTACTAAACTCAAAGAAGTACAGCACAAAAGAAGCCGTATGAGGAGATGCAAAAGTTGCAATTATTTAGATTTAGGAAAGGTTAAAGCAAGAGAAGAACCTTCAGACGAAGATTGGAGTGTTCTTGATGATCCGAGAGCCGTAAACGAGAAAGAATACGGCAGAGTGTTTAGAGAGCCGACCAGGATATATACTGGTCACTCTAGCTTATCTGAATTAGTTACTAGTGGATCTAACTATAACCATAAACATGGACCATCAACAGACGGAGTTCGATACACACACCGAAAAAAGAAAGAGTAATTACTTCTTTTTCTTCTTAGCCTTCATTATCTTTTTTTGCAAAGCACTAGGCAATGTCTTTTGCTTTGCAGTTAAACCATTACCAGCCATCTTTTTCTTAGCTGGTCTTCCTCTTTTAGAACCATAAGTTCCTTT